CATTCATTATCTATTTGGTATTAGATTTGTGCTGTTGATCTTAATTGAACACCATATGAGTTCTTTAGGATGTTATTACCAACAGCTGTAGTTCCCACATATTCTGTTAGTCTTGCTGACTCATCTCTTTGTTCTCTGATCACTAGTGGTCTTTTGATCACGTGAGCCAAGCACTGTGGAGATATCACAGCACCAATCTTGTCACCTGTTGAATCTGCAGCAACCTGTGTGGATTGGAAAATCTTACAGTTGAAGATTTTACCCATGAATGCTGAAGATGATAAGATTGAGTTACCTAGATCTGACACTGCTGGTGCCACAGAAGCGGCATAACCACCACCTGCTAGAGCACTTGCTAATGAAAATGCCTGTGAAGGATGTAAGACAGCAAAGTAGTCGCCATCAGCATCTGTTGGAGCATTTGTGCCTCTCAGTGTGTAGATTGCTTGTAAAATGTCATCCACTGTGATTGCACCTGCTGTTGCGCCTGTTTGGTTCAACTGTGTGGTTAAATCAGCAAACTGAGCAAACACATCTGTGTCTATTTTTTCACCAATAGCATTACCAATCATTGTGCCTACATCTGCTGCAAGATTCTGTGCTGATGATTCTGCTAATAAGTCAGTCACATCAACTCTCACACCAACTTCAGCGGCTGTGACGTTCACAGCTGTTGGATTGATATCATCAATTGTTGATAGGTCTGTGCCCTGAGTTAAGCCTTCTGCTGAAACTTCAGGGTATACTGGAATCTGTGCTGTTAAGCCAGGTGTTCCTGTCATGTCATAAACAGTCACTAATTTACCTGCGATTGATCTTTCAGAAGCTGTGAAGATTGCTTCTTGAAGCATGTTCGCCAATAAACCTGTGGCTGTTGTTGTGCTATTAATTGCCATAGTATGTTATCCTTTCCTAAATTATACTATTTTTCTTGCTGATGCTAGTCTTTGATCTCTCAACTGTTTGTAGAGAGCTCGCTGATTAGGATCAGTTAAGTCTAATTTGGCTGGATCAACTGGGTCAACTTTTGTTGTGGAAGTATTTGATTGTGTGCCTGAGCCTTTTGGTCCTGGCTGAGCAAAATGAGGATTTGAATCTAACCACTCTTTTACTAGTCCATCAACTGTCATGGCATCGCCTTGTTCTGTGTAGCGAACATGGCCTTCTGTGCTCACAACCTCTACATCACCCTGTGAGTTCAATCTCACATTTTCTTTGAGCAACTTGGTCACTTGTTCTGGTGATATTGCTCTGTACTTTGAAGAAGCATTTAATAATGCTCCATCAATCATTTGGGTTTGTAGTGTTTTAGAAAGTCTTTCAATTTCCTGATCCTTCTTGGACACAGTTTCTTTCAAAACTTTTTCAAACTCACCTCTGGCTTTGGATTCTTCCAATTGCTTGGCTTCCTGTTCTGCCATCAGTTGTCTATACTTCTCAACATCAATGCCTTCAAATTTCTTTAACACTTTTTCTTCTGCTTTCTTTCTCACAGAAGCCATAGCGTTGTTGAATTCTTCAGCACTATAAGTTTTTGAGCTAGTTGATGTAGCCTCCTGAGTGGTTTCATTTTTTGAATCTTGAGCAACAGCCTCAGTGTCTGTTGTTTGAGATTGCTGGATGTTAGTCTCTTCCATATGAGTGCTTCCTTTCTTGGAATATGCTTTATTTAGCGTGATATTTACATTATAATATGCTCTTACACAGTCTAGATTGGCGATTTTAGTTTTGATCTAATGGATTCCAAATAAGCATGTGACTGTTGTATGAGACAGGGCAAAGGTGCTGAATGACCACCTTCTGATGGATGTGAAAAAAACCATTCTTCATCAGGATACTGTTCATTCATGTCTTCCATCACAGTTTCCAATTGTTGAGATGTGAGATGATAGATGTAAACTCTGGCCAAGTATTCATCTAATGGTTTGTATGAAAAGTATGGTTGGATGTCTATCTGATTTTTGGTGTAGGCTGGATAACTCCATGGACAAACTGTTCTGATTGAATCAAAGTAATCCAGCCAGACAGTTTTATTTTCTTTTACCGCCTCTTTTGCCACCTTTTTTCTTCTTTTTCATTGCCATTGGTCGCCTCCTTTTCATTGAAGCACCTAACAGAGCAGATGCTGAGATTGTTGTTGTGACTGCCATACTGTTATTTAAGTTTGTTCTTGTTGTCTTGAAAACGCTTGTATAATGGCGTGCCTGGCTCAATGTTTGACTCAGATTGGCGTTTGGGATCAATGGTGTACAGACTCAACAGTTCAAGTCCTCTGAGATGTGCCAATCGCTTGATGGCTATCAGTGCTTTTCTGGCTCGCTGTGCTGATCTTTTGGATTTGAGTTTCTTACACCATTCATGATGCTTGTAGTATTCTTTGAGTTGTTTTTCCAAAGCATGATGAGTGGGTGTGTCAAATATTTCAATGTTGGTGATTGTGCCTTTGCCTCTCATGATATTATTGTTTATCAGAAATTTACTTTTTGAGTAATTTTCTTGCCCAACTTAAACCAGCATCACCACCCCAGCCAAGATATGCTTGGGTGCCTGGTGTGTTCTTGCCTGGTTTGTAGTAGGCTTTGGCTCTTGAAAGATATGAAAATGTTCTTCTCACTGTCTCCATTGAAACTGTTTTACCTGAGCTAAACTGATTAGCTCTAGCTAAACCCACTGGAGTCATGCCTTTCTTTGATTTGGGTGCTTGGTCTCTGAGTTTGAGTGCTCGCTTGGCATTTGCCTGCATCTGTTTAGTGGGTTTTGGCATGTGTGTCCTCTTTGATCAATTCAAGCGGTTGTCTTTTTTCAATACAGCCTTTGGGTATGATGGTAACATCAGCATATTCTTGTTCAGAACCTTGTAGATTGGAATGAGATGCTGATGTCACAATCCATAAATCTGTTTCATACACCACTTCAGCAATGGTCACACATCTGGCAGGCTCCATGGTTTGAATGTCTTCCATGGTTTGCCAAGAAGCAAATCCTGTGGGATCAAACCACCATATTTTTTCTAAATTATTTTGTTTCATCTTTTGGGTCTCCCCACCATGTCCCAGTATTCTTTGATGGCAGATTGATTGTCTGAACGCCACAGTATGTTTTCCAGTGTGTCAACTCTTTGTGCGAGGTCATTGATCTTTGCCACTTGATTGTTGTAGGCAATGGCCATTTCTTTTTGATTTCTAATCACCTGTTGTGTTTTCACAGTCAACTGATTGAGTTGTTTTTCTAGGCCAATCAACCAATCATAAGGTGACCAATCTAATGGATGGTTTTGATCATTTTCCATGTCATTATTATACATGAATTAACCTTGATTTAAAAGGTTTTGTTTGGCTGAATCAATGTCTGCTTGTGTGATTTCAGGATGAAGATCAAGTATCTGTTGATCTGTGTAGCCTTCCATCACCATTTCTTGAATGTGTGGAATTTTTGTTTCTTCTGTTTGTGTGGGATGTTCCATTTCTTCTTCTTCAAATTCTTTCATTTCATCTTCTTCAAGAATTATTTCAAGTATTTTTTTGTCTATGGCTCGCTTGACTCTGGGTGAAGGATTTGTTCTGGCTGCTTTTTCAAGTATGTCCATGTCCATGGATTTGTCTCTGATGTGGAATGTGGTTGGATACACAATCTCTCCATCAAATGATTGACCTTGCCACATAGCCCACAGTCTCCAAATCTGTTCTTCTGCCAGTTCAAGTCCTTTGGCTTTTTCTGCCAACTTGTTGTCAAGAGTAGTGTATTCTGCTAACATCGCCGCTCCGCTCATCTGTCTGGTTTCAATGGCTCTCACTGCTCCTAGATGTGCCATTCTGTCAATGGCTTGAACATTGGATTCAATGGTTTTGAGGATGCCATCCAATGACTGTGAATTTGGTTGTAGCAGTCTTGGCATGAGGCCTGGTTCTAGGTTATCTGGTATGGTGATGATAGCACCAGCACCAGCGGCAGCGTCTGTGTCTGCTGTCTTGACCAATGATGGTGCATTTGATAATCTAATGATCTGTTCAAGTTCTGACAATTGATTGTGAATAGCATTGGTCATGTCTGCTATGTCACCAATGTCTGAAACACCAATGCCTTTGGTTGGTGATCTCTGAGCATACACAAACACAGCAGGTATCACACCCAATTCATTGGGAGTTTCTTGAATTAATTCTAGTTCTTGTTTTTTGTTTTTTGGCATGAACACACTCAGAGTCACTGTGTCTTTGGTGAATTCTCTGATGTAGTATTCTGTGGCATAGCCATAGGCTCTGTTTTGTACTTCCAACAGTTTGAGGTATGTCAATTCAAAGTGTCCTGATGGCAGTCTTGTGAATTCCCAATCCAAAACATTTGGTGCTGTGTAATGAACAGCGTATGTTCTGATGCCTTGTGCCAATTCTTCTGCTTTGGTGCCAGCATTTGACTGAGGGCGATCTAATAACACAAGTGTCGCTCCATAGATGGTTGATTGGATGTTGACATCTCGCATGAATGATTCCCATGTTCTGCCTTCTAGGTCAGCATCTTCAAGAAATGCTTCAAGTTCAGGATTCATTGACAGTGTGCCAAAGTCTCGCTTGACTGGATGTCTGTAGATGAATGAATTGTAGGTGTGGACCACTGATTTGACATGATTGTCTAGGGGTGTTGACAACAGTCTCTGCATGTATTCTGAATCAGATTCATACACATAGCGAGTGAGGTATTTGCCCAGTCTGTATTCATGGCCTCCCATGTAAGAAGCATTTAGAAACTGCCATCTTTGGAAGTGATTTTCATATTCAGGATGAACACCAATCTGTTGATACATGTAATTGATGTCATTTGGATCTTGATTAGTTGTATAGTTGTATGTGTTTATGGCCATCTTACGCTACCTTTACCCCCCATGTCTTTGGTTGTTGTTCTGTGTCATGATGTGTTTTTAATGGTTTCAAGAAAGACACTCCATATCCAAAAGCATCATTCATGTGATCATATCCAGTGTCTTTCTCAGGCAGTGATGTGCCTGGTTTGTAGATCTGTCTCTCCAAACTCTTTATCAATTTCTTACATCTTGGATGTATTGAA